TATAAGGAAGGACAATTACCTCTGGACACATATTTAGACATATGCGAACAAAAAGGTATAGAGCCTGACCCTGCCGAAATGCCACCGACTATGGGAGATTTTCCTCCTGAAGTTCAGGTGGCTTTTTTATTGCACGACTTATTACCAGATAGATGGGATGGAATGAGTGGCTCATATTTTGGAAAAGATATGGCAGCACTCGGCACTTTACTAGATGTACATGAAGTTGATGATAAAAGAAACACTATCTTTTGGATAAAACAAATAGAAGCAAAAAATAGCGGAGCTATAAATAAAAAGATTGATAGAAAACGAAAAGCCTCTCAAAACAAGGCAAAAGGTCCCGGAATTAATTCGGCGAATTTAAAAAAATAAACAATGGCAGATTTTAAGGTAGTAGGAAAGTTAGTAATTGATGACAAAGGTCAATTAAAAGTCCTTGGCAAAAAAGCCAAAGGGGCTTCCAAACAATTAGATAAAGTAGGAACTTCTGCACAAACTGCCGACCGTAGATTAAAAGGAGCGGCACAGGCTTCATCAGGGGGTACTAAAAACTTCTCAAAAATGGCACAAGGTATCAATGGAGGTCTAGTACCTGCATATGCTACTCTTGCTGCTTCTCTATTTGCTATCGGAGCTTTATTTAGAGGGCTACAGGAAGCTGCAAATATTAAAAATCAAACAAAAGGTATGGAAATATTTGGAGAATCTACTGGTATTGCAATGAAAGGCATAGTTGCTGATTTAAGGGCAGCTACAGGTGGTATGCTTGATTTTCGTAATGCAGCACAACAAGCACAGATAGCAACAGCTGCTGGATTCAATGCTCAGCAAATTAAAGAATTAGGTAAGGGTGCAAAACTGGCCTCTGTAGCACTTGGGCGAGATTTAACAGATTCTTTCAACCGTCTATTAAGGGGTGTAACAAAAGCAGAACCAGAACTATTAGATGAATTAGGTATTATACTAAGAATTGATGATGCTACAAGAAAGTATGCACAAGCAAATGATTTGGTAGCAACAAAACTTACTATTGCTCAAAGAAGAACTGCTGTATTCGAAGAAGTAAGCAGACAGCTTGCAAATAACTTTGGTGCTTTTGAAGACGGAGCAGACGGAGCGCTAAACTCTTTTTCTAGACTACAAGTAGCTTTTTCAGATATTATAAAAGGATTGACTGCTTTTATCGGCCCTTTAGAATATGTAGCCGAATTTTTAGCTTTGAACACAGGAGCAGCAGCAACAATATTTTTAGGATTTGCAGTATCTATTACAAAATCAGCATTTCCAGCTTTAACAAATATAAGTGCTGCATTGGATGGATATGCCGTAAAATCAAAACTAGCAGCAGATGCTTCAATTGTAAATTTCACCAAGGCTGCAAAGGCTTTCAAAGGCAACGCAGCAGATATTGTAGCTACAGATAAACTTAGACTAGCAAAAACTCAAGCAATACTTAAAAAATTAGGTGCTGCAGAAAGATTTAATAATATGCAGTCTGTTACTTCAAAGAAAAAGTCTCTACAATTATTAATTAATTACGAAACAGCAAGAGTAGCAGCCGTTAAAAAACTAACTGCAGGAGAGTTAGCACATATAGTTGGAGTTCATAGAGCTATTGAAGCTTCTTCGTTAAAAATGACAACTCGTTTAATAACAGGTACAAGAGCAGTAGGGTCTGGAATAGCAGCAGGCATCATTCTTCCTGCAACTCTAGCACAGGGTGCTATAGCAGGCGTAGGCCAAGCGGCAACAAGATTAGCACCAGTTTTTGCAGCTTTAGGTTCTATAATAAATGCGGCATTCTTTATTTTTACAGCAGGATTTATAGTTAAGTTTTTATATGAGTTAATTTTTATAACAAAAGAAGAAAAAGAAGAAAGACAAAAAATAAAAAATATTCTTGATGATACTGCTGTTAAATTAAAAGAAATTAATAGAATTGGCAATTCAATAGCAGATAGAGTAGCTGAGGGTGCCGCAGACAGTGTCCAAGGCTTAAATGAAAAACTAAAAGCAACTTATAATCTTATTAATAGTATAGGTGCTCTAGAAGCCGTAGTAGAAATTACGGGTGGAAAATATACCACAAAGAAACTAGACTCAGAAGGGGCAACAGGCGTAGCTTCAATTATAGGTCAGCAACTAGCTGCATTACAAACTCAAGGTTCTCCAGAGCAAATGAAACAAGTACTTGATTTTATAAATAATAGCTATAAAGATAAGGCTTTAAGCAGAATGGTTCAAGATGAAAACGGAAACTTTAAAAATATCAATGAGGCTGCTAATAGATTAGAAGGAGTTCTACAAGGTTTGGGAGAAAATGAAGTAATACCGGAAGCCGAATTAACTAAATTTGTTACACAGTTTGCTAAAGATTTGAAGAAAACACCTGGAGGGAAGGCTTTTAACTTAGCTAACATACTAAATACTATATTTTTTGGCGACCCAGAAGAAGGCACTTCAGGAATAGCATCAACTGGAGAGAAACTAGAGGGTATAAGTAAAGCGGCTAAACAAGTTTTTGATAATTTAGCAGTAATCGGGGATGGTTATAAACCTACAGCATTTGACCAATTAAGTTCAAGTTTGGACCAGCTTCTTAATGATTTTACAGCTCCGGGAGGAGAAGCAGGATTTTATGAAGAAGTAAATAAAGCACTTGGTCTTACAGATGAGAATAAGTTTACTGGTAATACTGAGGCTTTAAAATTTATAACTGCTCAAGCAAAAGCCGTAAAAGATGTTATAGCAGAAACTGCAGCAATTGCAAAAGAATCAGCAAGCTTATCAACACAAAAAGCATCTTTTGGAAATAGAAAAGACTCTTTCGCAGAATTAGAGAAACAAAGAATACAAGAAAAACAATTTGGATTAGATATAAGAAAAGTATCTAATGACTTAAATAATGAACAAGCATTTTTAACTTTAGCACAAAAAGAAGGTGTAGAGGTAGCGGAAAGAAAGAAAATACAACTACAGCAACAATTAGATATTTTAAAAGCACAAGAAAAAGAATATAAGAGAGCAAACACAATTGCAGGACAACTTCAAGACACTTTCCAAGATGGCTTAGACAATACATTCCAAAGCATAATAGATGGAACAGCTAAAGCTAAAGATGCTTTCAAACAATTAGCTATAGTAGTAATTCAAGAAATGCAAAGAATACTTGCAGTACGTATGGCAAGTCAGGTTATTGGAATGATGTCAGGGTATTTTGGAGATGGAACAACTCCAGGACAAAATATGAGTCCTGTAGACCAAGCACCAACTATATTAAGTAGAGTAGAAGGATTTAATTCTACTTCAGGAGGCAACCCTTTTAACACAGGTAGATATGGTGGAACTTTTGGAAAGAAAGGATATGCAAGTGGTGGAATAGCAGACGGACCTGACTCAGGTTATAATGTACTTATGCATGGAAGAGAAGCAATCGTACCATTACCAGACGGAGATAAAATACCAGTACAACTTACAGGAAAAGGACAGGGACCAGTAAATTCAGTTATAAATGTTACTGTAAATAACGAAGGAGACGTAGAATCTTCAGCAGAGGAATCTTCAGCTTTAGGCGAAGCAATTCAAATGGCAGTAACTAGAGAAATATCAGAACAACAACGACCAGGCGGCTTATTAAGCCCAATTTAATACTTATGGCAATAGGATTTAGCACAACATCAGACCACGGAAACAGACAAGTAGTTCCAGATAAAGGTTTAACTTCAACTGAAACTCCAAGAGTTCTTATGGCTTCGTTTGGCGATGGGTATGAACAAAGGATAGCAAACGGAATAAACTCTTTAGACCAGACTTTTTCTCTAAGTTTTAAAACAAGAACAAAAGCAGAAATAGATGATATAATTGCTTTCTTTGTGAGTAGAAAAGGCGTAACAGCATTTAACTATGTAGTATCTGATAGTAACGCTGGAGGTTCTGAAACAACCTACAAAGTTGTATGTGATAAATGGACAAAAACATATGCCTATGACGATTTTTATAGTGCAACAGCAAACTTTAGGAGAGTATACGAAGCATGACAGACCTTATTGTTAAAGATTTACAGAAACAAGACCCTGGTTCAGAACTCATTGAATTATTTGAACTCGAACTTGACTCTAGTACTACTGTGTACTTTCATTCAGGAGTGGAAGAAGACTTATCTACAGTTCAATTTAGACAAGAAGGAGGGGCAGTAAAAACCTATGTAGCTTTACCACTACAAGCTAAAGGATTTAAGGTCGACCCAAAAGGTACTAGTGCAAGGCCTAGTATAAGTTTTGCAAATGTTTCTAATATATTTAAAAATACTGTATCTGATTTTGATTCTTTACTAGGAAGTAAAATAACTAGAAGAACAACACTCAAAAAGTATTTAGTTGGAGAAAGCGGAGATAGTACTCCACCAGTAGAGTTTCCAAAGCAGATATTTCTTTTAGACAGAATAGCTAGTAATAGTAAAACTGCGATTACTTTTGAGTGTGCTACGCCTTATGATTTACAAGGAATTACACTACCTAAAAGACAAGTTATAGCAAATGGATGTCCTTGGCTTTATCAAGGTGCAGACTATACACTAAATGAATATGAAAAAGTAGGAGCATGTACATGGAACAGAGAAAGCAAGTATAAAGCATCTTATACCTCCACTTTGGATGGCTACGTAGAATATATTTCTTTAGTAAATCTAGATGATGAATATGTGGTTCCTGGAACAGGAGAAACTGGAGCTGTAACTTTTAGCTCTACTGTAAGCAGTATAACACAAGATAGTTATTATACTACAAACACTACACTAGGCGGAACAGTTAGACGTTTGAGTAAAGATGGAAGTATTGACACCTCTGTAGATGGAAATACCGTACCAAACTACTGGCAAGCATTAATTACTAGCACTTCACCAGGTACTTTGAGCGATACTAATGCAAAGGTAAAAAGAGTTAGAATTTGGGATACTTACAGCGCTTCTACTACTTATTATGCTTATACAGACGATAGATATAATGACTTTGTAAGACATACTTCAGGAGGTCTAACTAAATTATGGAAAGCTAAAAAGACGTCTGTAGGACAAACTCCAGGATTTGGAGAGTATTGGGAACCTGGTGATGTTTGTTCGAAAACACTTACAGCATGTAAGATGAGATTTGGGTTTGACCCAATAGTTAGAGTAACTGCCAGTACTACTGGTAAAGCCAAGCCTAACACAGAGGTAGTATTACCTTTTGGAGGTTTTCCAGGCGCAAAAAGATTCTCTTAATGAGATTTTTAGATGAGATGTATCAAGCAGCTAAAGAGTCTGCTCCCAGAGAAATGTGCGGACTTGTAATCCGACAAAATGACACAGAAAAATGGATTTTGTGTCAAAATATTTCCGAAGATAAAAATGACTTTGAAATTGACCCAAAAGTTTTCGTTCAATATCAACTCACTTCGAAAATATTATATGTAGTGCATAGTCACTACAATCAAAAAAAATTAAAACCAAGCATCTATGATGTGAATAATTGTAACGCGGTGAATATACCTTATTTAATAGTAGGATATCCACAAAAGGAATATATAATAGTAGAGCCAATATGACAAGAACAATATACTTACAAGGAAAAATGGGCGAACTCTTC